CGCGCGCGCAGCGTCCTCGGTGCCAGCGCGCGTCAACAAGCAGCAGCCGAACGGCGAACTCGAAGACCAGCCTCAGTCCGCCCTCGCCCAGCTGTTGCAGATGCCGAACCCGCTGCAGTCGCAGCGGAAGTTCTTCCGACAGATCGCGGTCAGCCAGATGCTCTACGGCGAGACGTTCGTGCTGCTGCTGCGGCGAGGCAGCGACGGGCACCTCGGGCCGGTCGAGTCGGCAGGCGGCAAGGGCATGTCCGCGCGCATCCCGATGCCGGACGAGTTGTGGCCCGTACGCGGCGACATGGTTGACGCTGTCATCGACCCGAACACGAAGCTGCCCGCTGCGTGGCGGTTCGCGTCGCAGAAGGGTCACGTCGAGTACCCGGCTCACTCTGTCGTGCAGGTGGCGGAGGTCAACCCCTACAACCCGCTGCGCGGACTCGGGCCGATGCAGGCGGCCTACCGCACAGCAGCGAAGGACTTCGTCATTGACCGCTACGACGAAGCACTGCTGCAGAACGGCGGCAGCCCGGGCGGCGTGCTCAGTGTCGACGGTCCTCTGACAGACGCAGACCAGCGCGCGATTCGCGAGGCGTGGCAGGAGGCTCACGGCCGACCCGAGCAGCATCGGAAGACAGCGGTGCTTCCGCAGGGCACCAGCTACACTGAGATCGGCATGAGCCCGCAGGCGATGGAGCACGAGAAGCTCCGCGAGTGGGACCGGCAGACCGTGCTCTCGATCTTCGGCGTGCCGCCGGTCGTGCTAGGGCTTGAGACTCTCAACTACGCAACGGCCCGCGAGCAGAACCGAATCTTCTGGGAGACGACGGTGCTGCCTTACCTCGACTTCCTGCAGGACGAGTTCCAGCATAAGCTCATCCACCGTCTGAACACGCCTGAGCGCGAGTTGCATCTCGGCTTCGACATCACCGGAGTCTCGGCGCTGCGCGAGGACATGGACGCGAAGGTGGACCGAACGCTGAAGGTCTACACGCAAGGGCACCGCAGCTTCAACGAAGCCGCTGCTCTGTCGGGCTGGGACATCTCTGAGCGCGAGTTGGAGGGTGCCGACGATCGCTACATCCCGGTGAACCTCGCGCTCGTAGGCGGTGACGGCGCGCCGCTCACTTCTGCTGGAGAAACTGAGGGCACGACATCAGAGCGGTCTGCGTCACCGTCACAAGAACCTGGGGATTGGGAATCTGACTTCGACGGCGCAGACGAGATGGCGTGCCCTCTCCATTCAACGAAGGACGAGGACGAGCTTGACGACGTCTACCGCCGCTGGCGCGCTTCTGTGAACATGAGTGCAACCGAGCTAGAGCGGTGGAGTGACAACGATTGCTCGCGTCGTGCCTCGCTCGATCCAGCTGCTGTGATCGCGCGCAACCTGAAGTTGCTGCGGACGAAGAAGGCTGACTGGACGAGCGCTGACATAAAGAACGCCAAGCGCACGATCAGCTTCATCGCGCGGATGCGGAACATGCCGAAGGGCGAGCCGGTCGTTCAGGGCTGCCCTAGCAAGCGCGACATCAGCCTACGCAACTGGGCGTTTAACCCTGACAAGGCCAGCCGCTCTGCTGAGACGCGCGAAGGCGAAGTGATCTGGCCAGAGCGCCTCGACACTGAGGAGAAGCGCCTCGCGTACTGGAAGGAGTACACGCAGCAGGAAGAGGAGACGATCGAGAAGGTCGCCAAGCGGACGAAGCGCGTCTACCGCGACATGCTCCTGCAGGTGCGGAAGAAGCTCACGACGATCGCAGGCAAGGCAGTCGACGCAGGCGCGATGCAGACGAAGGCGTTCACCGATGCCGAGCTGCAGCGCCTGCTAGACATCGACGTCGAGGACTGGAGCGAAGTGCTGGCGAACTCGATCACGCCGACTCTCTCGCAGTCCATGGTCGTCGCGGCTGCGCAGTTCAGCGGAGAGTTTGACCTGCAGCTGGCGATCACCTCTGTAGAGGATCCGTTCGTCGTTGACTTCTACAAGAACTACGACGTCTACCTTGCCGAAGGCCCGACCAGCACTCTGGCGCGCGAGGTGCGCGAGGGCATTCTCAAGGCGGTCGTCAGCGCCGACATCGGCAACGTCACTAGCCTGCGCGAGGCAGTCCGCCTCACGCTGGCTGAGTCGCTCGACGTCGTGAACGGCAAGCTCAACACGCTCGACTCTCGCGCGGACCGCATCGCTCGCACGGAGACCATCAAGGCCAACAACGGCGCGCGTGTTCGCGAGATGCAGGCAAACGAGATCGAGCGTCATCAGTGGCTGTCCTCGCGTGACCGAGCAGTGCGCGACACTCACAAGTCCCTCGACGGCACCATCGTCAAGGTTGGTGAACCCTTCAAGTCCGGGCTCACGTTCCCGGGCGACCGGAGCGCCGACGCGCGCGAGGTCGTCAACTGTCGCTGCTCTACCATCCCGATCCTCAAGAAGAGAGACGCATGAACCAGAACTCACTAGCTGCACTCGTGGCCTCCGGTCGCGCGAGCCTCGACGACATGGAGCGCCTCGGCGCTTCGGCGGTGCGAGAGATCAAGACCGCGAAGGACTCGCTGCAGCTGCGCCTCAAGGCGTCGGACCCTTACCGCGTTGACGAAGAGTCGCGCAGCATCAGCTACGTCGTTTCCGATGAGACGCCTGACCGCATGGGCGACGTCATCAAGGTGAAGGGCTGGCACCTTGAGAACTACCGGAAGAACCCGGTCGTGCTCTGGAGCCACGACGGCAACGTGCCGCCGATCGGGAGGGCAACGAACGTGCGTCGCCGCTACGGTCCTGCGCGCATCACGGCTGACATCGAGTTCGCCCCGAAGGAAGCTTACGAGTTCGCCGACACGGTCTTCCAGCTAGCGAGCCGTGGCTTCCTGAAGGCGACGAGTGTCGGCTTCATGCCGACGCAGACGGAAGAGGTCGACGACAAGAAGCGCGCCAAGCTCGGGATGGGCCCATACGGTCAACTCTACACAGGCGCGGAGCTGATGGAGATCAGCGTCGTCTCGGTGCCTGCGAACCCGAGCGCGCTCGAAGAGGGCACGAAGCAACTCTGCAATGAAGGGCTGCTCAACACGAAGGGCATGGAGGCGTTCCTCAAGCAGTACCCAGCGAGCGCCGCAGACGTGGCGTCCCGCGTCCGCGCGAAGATTCGCAGCTTCATCGACCTCGGCGCGCACCGTACTGCCTTGGAGAAGGCTGAACCTGGCAGCCTGAAGGTTGGCGACTTCGTGCGCTGGAACAGCAGCGGCGGCACGGCGCGAGGCAAGATCACACGCATCGTTCAGGATGGTGAGATCGAGGTGCCCGACTCTAGCTTCACCATCACGGGCACGCCGGAAGATCCGGCAGCCTTGATTCAGGTCTACCGCGACGGCGATCCCACTGAACGCTACGCCGGTCACAAGTTCAGCACGCTGACGAAGACAGAGAAGCCTGCTGCGACAAGCGCCGAGGCTGAGGTCGAGAAGTCGCCTGCGTGCCGACTCGCTGAAGAGACCGAAGCTGACTGCGTCGAGCGGAAGGTGCCGGAACTGATCGACGAGGGCATGGAACAGGATCAGGCAGTCGCTGTCGCCTCCTCGCTCTGCGAGACTGCTTGCGCAGACAAGGCGCAGCCTCTCGTCGCGGCGAAGCACGTGTGGGCCGTCGAAGAGACGGAAGACACCATTATCGTGACCTACGGGAAGAAGGAGGGCATGCCTGAGGAGGGCGAGCGCGACTTTGACCCGGAACGAAAGAACACCGAGACGGGTCTCGTCTCGGCGGTTGCAAAGCTCCTAGAGCAACAGGCTGAACAGACGAGGGCGACTCGCCAACTCGTCGATGGCCTGACTGACTTGACGAAGGCGCTGCACCGCGACCTTCGCGACGGCTCAGACGGCGGCTCGGTGATCGAGCCCGAAGCCAGAGAGCCCGACGTCGCGGAGATCGAGCAGCGTCTCGTGGAGGCAGTGAACGACGAGCTGCGCGGGTTCGCGCGATCGTTCAAGGCGAGGCTGACTAACGAACGAACCCCCCAACAGGATCGAACCTGATGGAACCCAACAACATCCAAGCGGCTTTCGAGTCGCAGCTGGAATCTCTGGGCAAGTCCCTGGAGACCACAATCGAAGAGTGGCGCAACGCTGACACGGCGCAGCGCGACGACCTGCACGCGAAGATCAAGAGCCTCGAAGAGGCGGTCGAGCACGTCAAGGAGAACCTCATCGAGGAGAAGCGCAACCACCTGCCCGGCGTCGAAGTCGCCAAGGCTGGTGAGCGCGACGCCTTCTCGCTCGCTCGCGCCTGCCGCGCTCTCGCGCGTAAGGACTTCACCGACGCTCCGTACGAGCAGGAGGTCTTCTCTGAGATGAAGGCCAAGGCGATGTCGCAGGGCACTGACACGGCCGGTGGCTACATCGTGCCTGAGGAGGCGATCTCGCAGGTCATCGAGCGCCTCAAGGCAAACGTCATCGCGTACGACCTCGGCGCGCGCGACCTGCAGAGCACGGGCGTCCCTGTGACCATCCCGAAGCTGACCTCGTCGGCAACGGGCTACTGGGTCTCGGAGAACTCCTCGATCACCACCTCCGACCTCGGCTTCGAGCAGATCAACCTGACGCCGAAGACCGTTGCCGGGCGCGTGGTCCTGTCGAACCTGCTGCTTGAGACGAGCCAGCCGACGGCTGACTCCATCATCGAGGAGGACCTCGCCTCGCAGCTTGGCCTCGCCGTTGACCTTGGCGTGCTGAA